AGGAAATATTTCCTAACCAACATTATAAAATAAATATTGCATCCAGCAAATACACGAACTTTCTTCTTACCAATTTTGGTAGGCTCATCTTTCAATGAAGCTTTGAAAACAGTGTTGATTCGATTTCCATCCAATAAAGTTTCTTCGAGCTTTTTAACCTCCTCCAAAACTTTAGGATCAATATCTCTAGGGCATGAAATTCCTTCTACAATTCTCTCAGATTTACTTACGAGAGTTGTTTTAGGCCCCGATAATGGGAACCCACAGGCTGTAGCGAAGTTCATGGCGTTAATGCCAATTGCCCCATCTAAACCTGCAAGGACGACATCATCATCTAACTTGCCCAAATTATGTAACTTCTTCTTCAGCTTAGAAGTCAAAGTCGCATTAAAATCCACAACAGCCTTGTCAACTAATGCAGCATCAAATCTGTAAGCAGTGTGCGTTTTATTCTCAATATCCACTTCCTTGTGCATTATATCTCTCATCATGTAAGGTTTATCGTGCATACGTTCTAGGCCTAAATGCTCTTGAACTTTCTGTGAAATCGAGGAAACTACTACTTCAGATTTTGGTGTAGCCCCAGGTCTATTATGTGCTCCATATACAATACACCGCGCATCACTATCCAAATTTCTAGTTACGCACAATTCATGCGGTTCCTGCAATGGTCCAACATCAATATCTCCGATTTTAGTTTCAAAAGATTGTCCAGCATGTGATGGCAATATTGAAGGCTTCTTCGCAATATTATCAATCGCATCCAAAACCTGATCGCGTGTAATAAAACCTGCTGCCGCAGTATGGTTTTTCCCACCTAAATGGAATCCACCAATAAACGGCATGTCCTTGTTATCACGACCAATAAATGTTGCCATACACAGACCTTGAAAAGTCTGTTCTGGAAAATAATAACTAAGTGATTCAAATGATCCACCTAGCGTGGTCCTATTGGTAGTACGTGTACCTAATAACTTTCGGTAAATTTTAATTTCACCTTGATCATTGTACACCATATCACCAACAACTTGCTTGCCATGTGCAATATCTCCTGGAAAATAAGCTGTTAAATCACGTTGATCACCTAGCTCAGGAACATACCATACACAAATATCTGTTTTAGGTATCCTGTAACAAGATTGCATCGATATACTCACGTTCTTAGGATTAGCTCCCGGTTTCGTAATCAATGCTTCCGCGTTATAATCAGGTACTACATGAGAAGGAATTAATGCCATATTACCTCGAATTGGTAAACAATTACAAAATCTTGTCTTGCCATTCTTCAATTTAATGTGGATCATCATAATCCTCCTACTCACCATTCCAGTTAATTGGTCTGGTGTAGTACAACGAGCAAAGCCTGAAATTCTTGGGTTAAATGTAAATCGCTTATAACGCGAATGTTCATCCCAAAATTCCGTGGCTAAATTCTCCTTCTTCTTTTCAGTAATATCTACACTGGGTCGCATAAATTCTGCTGCTTCTGATGTTAGCATGTCATAAATTAACTTAATAACAGAACCAATCATCGACATAGCGGTAATTCCACCAAGCATAGAAATGAATCTAGCTCTATCGAGCATTGTCATTTCTTTCAGATAGTCACTAGGTTTCTTCATACGCTGTATTTTGTATTTAATAACATAACACAATGCTCTATAAAGTAACCATTGTTGAATCTGAATAGTCAATATAAGTACAATATATATTCTCGGATGATGCGTAACACACATTAAACAGATTGTATATACAAAGACTGCTTTAACACAGATACCAATGCAATACTTACTAATAATCCAATTACGACATATCCTAGTACTTAAAATGACGAATACCAACTCACTGATCTTTCTGAAAATTAATGTTTCCAAATCATAATACTTTTGAAAAACATTATCAAGAATACCAAATTCAGAATCAAGAACTTCGTCAGTCCTATTAATATCAAGAGGAAAACCTTCATCGTCCAATTGAATATCAACGTTATCACGCTGAGTCTTAACAAAACTACGTTGTTCTCTAAAATGTTTCGCAGTGTTTTCTTTCAAAAATTCCAAAAATTCTTTTAAACTCACTTCGCGCATCTCTTTCCCCTTAAATACTATGGGTACATAAGTCACGCGTTGTGTTTTATTATTTCCCTGACGAATATTGCCGGAATGCAAAATTGGTCTTTCCAATGTAAACAAAGCAAAATCCGGATACGCGTTTCCTGCAAAAGCTCTTTCGACTTTGGCAGAATCAAGCATAGCGGAATCTGGTAACTGATATTCTTTTCGCACTGTTTGTGTGACAGTAATATCAAAACGGCGGGCGACTGATAAAGGTTCATTAGAGTAATGTAAAGCATTCAAATCTTT